CAATGCTTTAAACTACTGAAAGAAAAATAATATATAACTCCCCACAGGGTTCACTACTAATTTTAGTATCATGGTCGTAACCACTAATAAATTTAGATTGTGACTAGTTCACGTGTTTTATTCAAACTGTGCGTTCCAAACTGTGTCAATCATCTCGTACTCATCCGGGAAATGAACTCCCAAGTCCTTCGAATGACGATTTAGTTCTTCACGAAATCTATCATAAAAGCTTTGTCCATGCATATGACACTCAGTCAATGCAGTTTCCAGTTGTATTATTGTCTGTTCCATATTGTCCGGTCCGTTTCGTATCCAATTCGTATATTCGTATACTGTATTCTCGTCAATAGGCGCTTTGTAGCGGTGCACGTTTCTATCGTGTCTTACCCACTTCCGTTTGAGGAATTGCAACTCTTCCAGAGTTCTATCCTCATGTTCTCCACTCTTTGTTGCTGGTGTTAGTTCGAATCCAAACTCTCCCAGAAATTGTGAGATAGTGCGTGTGTTGAACCACTGTGCGGTGTATTCATTCATTGATATTGTGAAATCATCACCAAACACATTTAGCCAAATGTCACGTTTAAAGTTCCTGTATTTGGGAACGATTCCGGTTCGCAAGGCCAGGTTCATATAGGCTATACTTAAATATTGAAAGCCAACCATTGTGTTTATGACCACGGTTAAGGGGTTTCCCGAGGGATTACCCTGAACCTTGTAGTCCATTTTTCTTCGCAAAATTGCGATAGAATGAGTAAACTCAACGGCCAAAATTCTCAAAGCTCGCTTATACTCATCCTTAGTGAAAATTACTCTTCCGCTTTGCAAGCGAATTTCATAAAATTCTTCTGAGGAATTAAACACCCACCACTCATAGATTGCATCCATACAATTTCTAATCAAGTCGGGGTCCAATGTTCCGTCATAGGCTCCATAATCTGCATCTCCATGCACTTGGCCTCGGGAAAGCATGTTATGAGCCAATAAACTCCAGTCGGGTCCTAAAGGATTAAGTCCCACTGACGAAAATGACCTACCCCACGCTCCATACATTGATGCAACAAAGTGCATCGTTAGCGCCCTCACACATATTATTTGATCCATAGGTCCTGCTGTAAACACTCGTGTTTTCACTGCTTCTATCTTCTCTAAGGGGCGCCGTTCATCTTTTAAACAATGTGCCCAAATCCATGGTGGTCTCTTTCCGTCTCTTAACATCTCAAGCTTCTCAATCACCATTCCGCTCAACTCCTCGTTCATGAAGAATTTCTCACCTCTCTCCACGAACCATCTTTTCTTACCTTTACCTGCCGCCAATTTCCATGGCCATCCTGGTGATGTCGTAAGTTCCATCTTCTTATATCTACCACTTGTTTCTATTCCATTCACTATCGTTTGTTCATCAATCCAATGCACCCACTCTCGTGTTTCAAAGTGTTCTATCACGTCTGTAGTCAGGTATTCAAGAGCTAACTCCCTATCCCCCGGCATAAACGGTCTGGTACGCTTTGTATACTTAAGTAATGCATTCCTAAATGGATGTATTGCATTCACATTTCTTGGATCCGTCTTCCTCAATATCGCTGGTTCCGTCGTGTGTATTCGTATCTTATCGTGTATTATCGTTGGTATTATATCGGTCTTTTCAGGATTATAATCCCCTTTACTTTGGGGTAAATAACCTAATGGCACATATCCCTCCTGAATAGGATCATTGCCACGCGTCTCGAGTATCTCACTAATATGAGCATCATTCACTTCCATGTCACAAGTGACTTGAAATATTCCCTTGAAATCCTCCTGTATGGGACATAAAGCCACCATCCCTTGGGATCCTCCAGAAATGTGAAATCCAATCATTTTCCTGGGATATCGAGATCCAACCGCAATTATCGGTGCCATACACATGCCCTTGGCGCCAGGCATGTCGTGTTTCCATCCTCGCCTCACTTTATAAACTTCCTCCTTCTGCATGTGACAGGAGGTAAACGTCTCATCCCACGCTCGTACGTTTCCTTTAGACAGAGTAAACTCATCACTTGTTAATCCTCTATGCACCATAACCGCATCCAACTGTCGCGTGTATGCCAAATCTTCCTCCTTCAACATATGTTTAATAAAGTCTGGTGCTGCCGGCACTCTCGGAATATCCTTAATTATCGCCATATCATCACTACCTACTCTCACTATTTGACTTGCGCGCACTGAGAACATGATGGTTTTCAACCCATCACTCCCCATTAGCCTATATTCATCTGTATCTTTATGTCCACTAACTAAATGATATGGGACTATCAAGTTTTGTCCACTAGTCGCCAAAGCCATAGTATATTGTGATCCCCGCTCAATTCTATAAAGGTGTTTCCTCACTCTATGTTGTATCAACTCCATTGCATTCTGATCATTATCGTCATGTGCTGTATTTAAGGGGATTGGTTGTTTAACTGTCTTAAGGCGCGCTGCCTTTCCTGTGGTAGGATCCCCAGAAGTTTGAACATGTGGTATGTTCATCGTCTCATCCACTCTTGATCTATACACGCCAAATAGTGCTATCACTCCTGCCACTGTGGCCGCTGTTACGGCTGCTGTTGTTAAATTGTTCTGTAGTGTGGATAGCCAATCTCGTTCTCTGATATAATTATTTACTCGCTCATAAATGGTAGCACATGACTTTCTCATCGATTTGACTCCCATCATTATTCTGTCAATTCCACTACAACGCAGTATATCGTCATCATCTGTTGTGGGGATTCTCCATTCTCCTCGTCCTGCTAACGTCAATATCTCATTCGCCAATTGGCCATAATACATATCTCCGAGGCGCATAAACAGCTCCATAGCTGTATCAAATATATTCTCCCCTATACACTTCCACTTAATTTCTCTGGGTGTGAAAACTAGAGTTCCATCAACTAATCCGTACATATACAATGCCAACCACTCGTCACGAGTTATCTCAAACGTATCATCCGTATTATTGAATTGATCACATCTTCTTAGATACTCCTGCAATTTCTCATCTCTCACCAATCGAATTGGCAACTTGTATGTAGTCCCTGCATGTGCCACATTTGGAATTGCGTCACCAAACACTCTCTTAAATCTATTGGCCACCAGTTGTTTCTGGATATCTATGTGTTGTACGCACTGCTCTGATATATACTTCTGCATATCTTCCCACGACATTCGTTGTTTACTGTTATCCCGCGTTCCACTCTTTAGAGAAGGGACCAACGAAAACGTGAGGTGCTCAAAACTATTCTTCGCTCCTGCTGCAATTCTACTTAAATTTACCTTTGCTATTCTCTGAGTATCTGGCAATCCGGTCTTTGCATCATAATATTCTGGTTTCAACTCACAATCTATAACTGCGTGTCTTCTACTATGCACTGCGTCTTCCGTGTGCACTAGGGTTGTTACATCTGGATAAGCCACGTTTGACGAACATATCATCACTTTCGATTCAAAGGCTATTCCTTTATCTTCTAAACTTGCCATTGGGAGTATGAATGCATCATTTGATCTCATCGATATAAACTCATTAACTCGCTCTTCTGCTACTTGTCCTCTCACTTGTAGTGCATCATCGATATATAGACACGTCTGCTTGGAATATCTGTCCCAATGTGCTGATCCACCTCGTGGGTAAATTGCATGGGACTTTGATTCTCCAAGAGCCTCTGTCATTATCAAAGCTAGCTCGTCACACATCGTACTCTTTCCAACTCGCACTCTTCCACATACCCACACGCAGTAGGGATCAATCCTAAAACCATTAAAATTCTTTGCTTTCTCAGCTAAAGTTGCTATATCAGTTAACATTCTCCATACCAATGTAAATGTAGATCGAAAATGAGGTGGCCATGACTTCCGCTGAAACATTTTCATGTACACAGTCCCTTGAGCACGCAGCTCAATCACTCTCTTCTGTACGTCTTCATCCATATTAATTATCTCTCGATTCTCATCTGTTGCCAATTCGGTCACTCCTGCGACCCATTCTTCAAACGTTTCCATATTAAGATCTAATTCAGCCATGTTTCGTGCCACTCCATCATCTATTATTCCAAACCACGTTATTACTTTAGTGATTAATGTCTCTAATGATTTAAATAAATCTGGTATCACATCAAATCCTTTCTTGATGCTAAAAAGTCCACTCATAGATTTAACGAATTTCTCAGTCTCCGACTTTCCTGGAGTTCTCTTGAAAAGCGCCATACATAGAATACCAAAGAGTCCACCAGTCAATACTTGCGTGCAACTAGTGCCCGCATGTGCCTGATTGAACTCCATCCCCTCGCGTAATTGTCCCGGGGGCAACAAATCTGTTGCAGCACTCGCCTGTGCGAACGCTTCGCTCATAAATTCCACTATCCATGGTATATATTGTGTCAAATTAAACCATCTAACTATTGCTTGTCCTAATAACAAGTAAAACATCCAACGTGGCAAGTACTCCTCCACGAAATACAAACAAAAAGCTTCCATAACCAACAAAGTTCTCGATCCAATTAGGGAGTAAAGCATCTTGCTTCCCTCCACTTGCACTCGTCCTATATTTGAGATTTCTCCCATAATATTGGCTCTCACATTCGTTAACTCCTCTTGCATTTGGTTCGTAATCCGCATCGATGCATCTTTAATATTACTTATCAATTCGGGTACTATACCCATTGCCACTCTCATGTCAGCTGATCCGAATTCTAAATTAGCCATTAAATCTTGGCTCCTTCTATTCATTTCCTTCATTCCGTGAACCAATTCACTACTCGCATCTCTTATATTCTGTGTTGATTCTGCTATGTGTCCTTTCGATACATCACTTAGAAAATCGACCAATCCATGAGCTTCATTCATTCGATAATTAGTTGTTCTATATTTACACTTTTGTGAATAACATCCCCATACTGGGTGTCTCAAGGCTCCACCTTCTAATTCACAAATACAAGCCCGCATACTTGGTATCGAATCATCACTTATCTCATTCCAGGTTGATATCGGCATTACTACTGGAAGTCTTCGCTTCTTTACAACTTTCTGCTTCCATTCCTTCGTTCTCCTATCGGCATGAATAATTTCTACTATTTCATCATTCTTACGTAGAGCTATCACTCCATTATGATCGCTTTCAAAGCGAAATTCGGGTCCTATCGTGAATATACGTTTTGCAAATGTTGATCTCGTTTTCAACCCAATCCTAGGGTGTCTGTTTCTCCAAAAAGCTATCAACAAATCTTCGAAAATTTGAGGATTTCTCCGTGTTTTTCCAAAGACATCTGCTACACTCTTCCATACGCACACAGGTATTATTCTCTTATAATGCACATAATACAACCGTTTAAACATTCGCCAAAAGTAAATTCCACTATATGGTTCAACTTCACTTACATTCACTCCAAGTATACAAGCCAACCATTCTGTACTTGCTGTTGCCTTCACCTGCATAATCTCAGTCACCACATTACTACTATGTGCGCTCGCTTCCACAAATTCTCGATGTTGCTTTCTACTAAACAAATATTCATAATAAGTCATACCTTGTCTCTTTCCCGATTCACGCTCTAACTGGTTACAATTCTCACCTGTTAGACAGTGATGTTCTTCTTCCATCAAGTGTCTTATTACATCGAAATCTGCATCCGTAAGGTTATTCCATAAGCATTGTCCTTTAATCAAAGCTGGGTCTGGTATCTCAAGGGCCGTCCGTGTTTCATTTATAAAATCCATAAAGTTGGGGGGCCTTCCACGTTCACGTGGTTATCCCGGATTATAGGCTCAGATCATCTTGTTCGTGTTGAATCTCGCGTTAGTTTCAAAATATTACTCGGTCTCTTACTACCATACACTAACATCGCCGAAGCTACTATAGCGTGTATTCGAGTCGACGGGGCTTATACTTCTAATTCTAACTACATTGCAGTACATCTCGTCTTAAGGGCATTGCCCGAAACTGTGTCATACTACTCAAGAGAAGCTCACGTTTCAGCTCGCATTTATCGACGTCTACAATCTCTCGAAGGAAGAATCGTCACTTCTTCCAACTATCACTGGTGTTGCTATACTCGTCACTGTATAATTGACTGTTCCAACTGCTCCCGTACCCGTTGGATCTGGGATGGGAAAGTGAAATCCAAAATCGTCCGCTGCTGCTATATAAATGTCGCACGTCACAACATTTTGTGGTTCTACTGGGTGTGTTGTCATTGCCAACGGATTCTGCGCAAACATACGCTGATCTTCAACCCGCAACTCCAACATACCATTAGATGTCTGATTGTAAACATTGTTATTGACTACACTACTGCTAGTTCTAGAGAAATGAAAAGGTTGAAAATAGGGTACCTCCACTGCTATCACTCGTTCATCTATTAAATTCGCTGTATAAAAGGCATATCCGTCACCAACCCCTCGAGCTGGTCCTGTTACATAGTCATCCTGATAAGTACCGGGTTCAAATTGTCTCCCCTGCACATAAATTGTTGGTCGGTGCACAACACTCGCAATCTTTCCATCTAGATTTGAAGAATTAAAAACAAATCGATATCTCAAACCTCCACTCCAACCAGCGTACACTGCATCAAACTGACTTAATAAAGTAGTCCCCTGCACTCCAATGCCTGGCATCACTGGGATTTTCCAGATACGTCCACTATTTGGTTGTGATGGTTCAAATATCAGCGTTGCTATAAAATTATATCTACGTAATTGATCTCTCAAATCAGTTGTCATACTAAAAGCTGAATGATTTAGTGATTGCATAGCCAGTCCTCTCCCCTTCTGCATAACCGGAGTCATCGAGTCGCCGTGATCCTCCACATTCTCAACCGCTCCAGCATGTGCTTCGTTTGGCATTTCAACATCAACTATTTCCAACAAATCAATCATCAAGCTCTCACTGTTATTAAATGCATTTATTGATTTATTTACATTATTAGCCACATTTGACATAACTCCCGCTACGGTTTTTGTACTCTCACTCTGGGATTTCCAATCCCTCCTAAACTCAGATACAAGGTCCTTCAAATATGATAACTTAGTTGAAATCCCGCTAATTAAATCTGATATTTGCTGTAAACCTTCATGTGTTTTGTCTCCTGCATGTGCTACATTATACCGACCAATTGAATGTTGTCTATCTAAAGTTGCTACTGGTAAATTATTAACAAATTGTGGCGTAACCTCCGACGTCTGATTATTCCAGAATGTGACTGTACTCCATGTAAATGTGTCTGGTGTTGGGGGCCTAAGTCCCCATATCCTAAAATCATCTCCTGCTCTTACCTTCACTATAACATCCACTGTTGTTGCTACTGTGTCT